TCCAAGCATTACGATGCACAGTAGAACTGTGTGAAAATCCTGACGACGCACCATCAATGCTAACGTGATGTCGCACTTGTCTATCTGCCATAATCACCCATCTTTGGGACGAGGCAGCAGCAATATAATTAAAAACAGACTCAGAGCAGTGAGCCGCAAATACATCAGGCTCTATTTTTTGTTTACAATTTTGAAATATCTCATTACTAAATAAATGCACGTGTTGGTTAATTGACTTGCCAATAGGAATTACATAATCCTCACCAACAATCTGCATTTCATCTGTTGAATGTTTAAATTTTGGATCAAGAATATTCAGTGCCTCATCTGTATCCACTTGAACAGCTACAATACCATTTGGCCCCGACTTTAAACAATCATAAGCTTTTTGAATAATATCCTTGTCTTCAAACCAACAACCAGAATCCACATACATATAGGATTCAAAATCGCCATAATGTTTTACAGTCTCTTGACAAGCCTTATTAAAAGTAATATTTACAGTGTGTAATTCTGGTGTTAGGCAGTAAGAAATCTTTTTCCCAAATGTCTGCACAAGTTGACGAATGCAATCAGTGCTATTTCGACACGAAGATAGAACAACCCTACACCCTTCAAAATCTTGCTCCAAGAAGGTGTTTATACATTTTATGTAATGTTCTGTATTGTCACCCCTAATTCCACAGGTGTTATATACCAGTAATACTTTATTATCCATTGAGTTTTCCACCTATATATCTGCACTCAATTGTATCATAATCTAATTCTTCTTTTGATAAAAATAAATATTTTCTTATGGTTTCACTTAAACGCCTTGAATCTTTGCAGCGACCATCCTGATCGTATGCTTCTGGGTTGTGGGGCATAATACCGGCACACTCCTCATACCCTAAACCAGCAAGATATGCCTCCTTGCTATTGATCATATCATATGCATCGCGGCCATAAAGCAGGTTATTCCAAGGATTATTTTTAACCATTTGCCCTGTTTTATCCTTGGCCTCAACCCGGTGTTGAAACCCAGACGATGGGCCATCAACTGCTTTTAAGTGTCTGACTTGCCTGTCAGCCATTATAGCCCACCTCATATCAACAGAGGAAGCAATATAATTTAATACAGATTCAGAACAAAACGCTGCGAATATATCTGGGTACAGCTTATTGTACTGTTTAAATATTTTATTGTTAAACACAGCAGTGTGTTGATTCACTGATACACCAATTGGCACAACCAAGTGTTCATCTTTAACTTGTATCTCTCTAGATTCATAAACGTAAGGTGGGCCAAGATTTTCTAAACATTCATCAGTATCTGTTTGCACCACGACAATGCCATAATCATTATCAACCATTGTTTTATGGGCTGATCTGAATATGTCTTTCTGTTCGTCCATAATACAACCAGAGTCAATATACATATAACCGTCAAATTCACCAAAATATTTAACGGATTCTTGCACTGCTTTGTTAAAGGTGATGTTGACAGTGTACAATTGCGGAGTTAAAAAATATGATATTTTATTGCCGAATTTCTTGTATACCTGCTCAATACACCTGGTACTGTTTCTGCAAGAAGATAAAACAACTTCCGTACCATCCAGATCTTGATCAATAAGTGTTTCAATTGATTTAATGTACCAATCTGTTTTATCGCCAGAAACACCACACGTATTGTATACAGCTAATAATTTTCTGTTATTCACTTGTTTTTCCAAATAAAATCAGTTCTTTGACAACCTTAGCAGAAACCTTTTCACCAGAAATGTGAAAATTCTTTATTTTACTATCTGTCACACATTTTTCTAAGATAACGTCTGCGGCATCTTCAATCAACATTAACTCTATTTGACCGTATGCGCCGATATCTCTATCTCGAAAACTCTCAAATACACCTTTCCCAACAAGCGTGGGTAAGCGTATTATAACAGAGTTTTCATTGTTTATTAACAAATAAGATTCAGATAAATGTTTGTAATAATTGTACCAATTGTTTTTTTGTGACGAAGTTGAAACAAAAACAATTCTTTTATCCTTGTGGTTATCCACAAACGACACAAACTTGTTATACTCTTTAATTTGATTTGACTTAGATTTGTCGTCTATGTTCCAAGTATGATACAAATATATATCTTCGTTGGTGGTATTAAAATTAGAAATTTTATTAGACAGGGCATTTCCTAATTGACCCCGACCATTAACTAATTTAATCATATAAAGTCTGGATGATTGATTTCCTTTCTAATCTCTTCTTGGATTTTTACAACTTCTTTCTTGTTTAAATTATCTTTGTTTTTATAAAGTTCCCACATTATTTTATTGCTTTCGTGTGGTTTACAAAGTTTAGTGCAATTTTTAAAGCACTCGACATCTTCAATCTGGCTCATAATGCTTTGCCTAGATTCCATATCTTTCCATATTTCTTTAAATGATTTACCATCGTAGAGGCTACCATAGCTATATTGCTTCCAACCTCTATGATTGGTGCATACATATACGTGACCATCAGCGCCAACGCAGGGAGACAACTGAGAACCTAAACATTTCTTATAGTTTCTTCCGTATAGCTCCGTGTCGTTCTCTAGATCGTTAAACTTATATCCATTGACTTGAAATTTTTCTCCCAAAATCGCTTTTGCTTTCTCTAATCTTGGTTCAACTTTTTCTAACCAAAATTCTTTGTCTCTTTGAATACCGCCGTCTTCTCGTATGATAATTTCTGGCTTATACTGACAATATTTTAAATCAAAATCAGCAAACACCTCTGCAAAGTCAACAATCTCCTCGTATGTATCTGGAGAGATTACAAACCCCACACCAATATCTATTTTATTGCCTCTCTCCTTATTGGTATCAACTAACTTACTTACACTCTTCAACATTTGATCCCAATCTTGTCTTACAGAGGCCCTTCTAACAGAATTATAAGTTTCTTTAGTTCCTGCATCTACCGAAACGCGCACCCAAGTCATATTATCAACTAGGGCTTCATACAAATCTCTCTTTTCAAACAACACACTGTTAGTGAACATCCCCATCTTAATACCATTGCTTCCACAATATTGAATTGCTTCTTTAAGGTGCTTGTTTAGGGTTGGCTCGCCGCCACCAGTCCAATTAACCGCCCTTACACCCATCTCAACAAAGTCTTTGCAAAGATTTAGCAACATCTCTCTCGGCATAACTGCCCTAGAAAATGTCTCTGTTCCTTTATATTTAGAAAAATGTATGTATGAGGATAAACAAAAACTACACGCATGATTACAAGCATTCGATGGATCTACTTCAACCAACACAGGGGAAGTGTAGCCTGTTTGCAAATGCTCCACAGCACGATCCATATTGCACAATATCTTTGCTTGTGGGTTGAATATAGAAGTACCTTTTTTTAAAATATCTTCTATTTTCATAACTCTAATCTTGTGTTTGTAACCAGTTCTGGAAATATTCTGTTGGATCTTCAAAGTAGGAACGAATAACTGTGTCGAAATATTCTCTCGCAGCAAATGCCCTGTCTTTCAACTCAGATATTGGTGTATCATAAATCATATTTAGCTTCTCATCAAGCTCTTCTGGTGTTAAATCCTTTCCTGTTATTCTGTACACAAAATCCAAATCATATTCATCCTCACCAACCAAAAAATAGTCGTGATCTGATATTAGGACTGGCACTCGTGTATAGTAGCAACTTTCAATCAACCTGACACTATCGATACCACTTCCTCTGGGGCATAAAGAAATAAGATTATTTTTCATTGTCTCGATATAATCGCCTTGTACTTTGCCACCAATTTCTGATGGACCTGCCCATCTTCTATTAACGTGAAGTTCTTTTTTAAAACTAGACTTATGAAGTGTGTATACCATCATAGCTCTAATCTTGTGATTCATATAGCCCCTGAATCCAAAGGACTTTTCATTAGGAACTTCAAATTTCTCATTTCGATTCTTAATAATGTCCAACAACAAATATGAAAAAGTTGGCCTAGCAAACAACTTATCTACGTTTTCGTACTGCTTTAATGGACCCATTGTTGTTATAATTGACTTATGAAGCCATTCTGGAATTGGCATTCCGCCTTCGCCCTCTACATCACATATGTGTCTATCTTCATTGCCCTCAAAATACTTGAATTGATTTCTTTTAATCACATTAAATTTATTGTTTTGTAACTGGCCCATATAAAAATAATCGGCTACATCTGGGCTTGTTACTTGACAATGTTCCTTAATGCCCTGATTACTTAATGGCACGGTGTTTTTATAAATATCCACCTCATCGTGGACGTGTGGTTTGGCATTATCGTATATAAATAATTTCATTCCCTAATTGTCCTTCTTTTTAAAGATACTTGGCATAGGAGGAGCCTGAGAGATATCCAGTGGTTTAATAAGCATATTATTATAAAACTCCTCTCTTGGAAGGTACGGATACATATCCTCAACCGGAGTGCCCCATCCAACAATCTTAGGCTCATATGTGTGCCACTCGTGACAGTTTAAATCACAAAGAACGCCGCCGTCATAATCCAAAAGCTGCCTAATCTGCTGTCGAACCTTATCATAATCAGTACCGTCGTCAATAACCATCGTGTCCATACCAAAAGCTTTAGCAACCTTTATAAAATCTGGTGGGTTGTAACCTTTCGGCCCACAAGCTTCGCTGCGTCCTTCAAAGTTAACTTCTTGAAAAGCTTTAGTAATCCCATAGATGTGGTTATTTAATACAATTGTCTTTACATTGACTCCATAATTTATAATTGTTTGTAGCTCTTGGATGTTCATACACATTCCACCGTCACCAATCACACAAACAACATTTTGCTTTTTGTCAGAGGCAAACCAAGCCCCCATTGCTGCAGAAAATGAAAACCCCATTGGAGAGTTGCCATTATTAGTAAAATAAGATTGACCTGTTTTTGTTTTAAATGAGTGATTAATAGCCACTACATTGCCACCACAATCACCAACTAAAATGTCATTAGGGGCCATCTCCTCAGAAAGAATTCTTAAAAATGCGTAAGGATTTACATATTTGGTGGGCTCAAACATATCTGCGCTAACAGGATCGTATTGTTCACGCCAGCCAATAACTCTACTATTCCATTCCGTGTAATCTGGCACTTCCACTTCTTCTAAACGCTCCAGCATTAACTTTATAAACAATTTTGCATCTGACAATATACATTCTTCAAATGGAAGTTGTTGTAATTGTCGTTGCATCGCTGGTGCGTCAACATCAACCATATACTTTTTAGCACTTCTAGCAAATGTGCTTGGATCACCACCAGTAATCCTACCAGAAATCCTACTTCCAATGGCCAATAATAGATCAGAGTTTTGAATCCCAAAATTTCTGCCTGCACCGCCATATGTTCCAATACGACCACCGTAATACTCATAATCAGAACAAATAATATCCAACGCATTCCAGGTTGGAAAACAAGGTATCTTTAGACGACGACCTAATTCTAAAATATCCTTTTCAGCGTGAGCCAAACGAACACCGCCGCCAATCATCAAACAAGGTCTTTCGCTGTTCAACAAATCAGCTATATATCTATCAATCTGTTGATTAATTCTTTCTTCATCATACACCATCTGCAAAGAGGTATCATATCCGTGCAGGTCATCTGGATTGATATCGGTTTTTTGCACATCAATCGGTATATCCAACAACACAGGGCCAGGTCTACCACTCTTAGCTAGATGCACTGCTTTTTCAAGCTCATAACGAATACTATTTGGATCATCAACCAACTTAGCATATTTTGTTATAGGCTTAACGATGCTAACAATATCTGTTTCTTGAAAACCAATCTGCCTAATAGATTTATCTGGGCGCATATACTTTGTTTTAATTTGACCAGTAAGGAAAATACAAGGCACAGAATCATAATAGCAGTTACCAATTGATGTCACGAAGTTCATACCACCGGGACCACTGGTAGCAATGGCTGCACCTATATTCCTAGAAATTTTAGCGTACCCTTCGGCAGCAAAACCGCCTCCTTGTTCGTGCATTGTTGCCACATATTGAATATTATCGTTTCTGGTAAATGCGTCGATAAGGTTGCCATTGGCAGCCCCATATACAACGAACACATCTTTAACGCCAATGTCAGCTAAATAGTTAATTACATAATCTGCTAGATTCATTTCACCTCTCAGTGTTAGTAGTTCTTACTGTGTTGCCCAAGGATTCTCAACTAGATATATGGAAAAATCCAAATCGTTTTTAGTTTGTGTCGTGGTCGATTTCACTTGTTTTTTTTTGTGACAGTGTTGGGAGTGACACTGTGATTTGTTGGAAATCCTTGATCTGTTTCATAAATAACATCGTGCTTCCAATTTCCCCCACCTAAAAGCTTGTCCAACTCCTCTTCCTTAATTGCATAAAAGTTCTCTTCAGCAGGGAACGACCCGGCTCTAACTTCTTCTGCGTATTGTCGCAAGGCATTTTGCATAATTTGACCAGCCTCACAATACCTCTTAACAAACTTAGACTTAAACTCCCAGAACAGGCCCATTAAATCGTGAAAAATTACCAACTGACCATCGACCTTATCTCCAGCACCGATACCGTATACTGGAATTGTTAATTCTTTAGCAATGATCTCAGCGGACTCTCTTGGCATACCCTCTAACAACAAAAATGTACAACCAGCATCTTGCAAACTTAAAGCCTGTTGCAGAATAATTTCTGCTTGCTTTGCGGTTTTGCCTTGTACTCGATATCCGCCTAGCTTTGCTCTTGTATGGGGGGTTAATCCAAGGTGGCTCATAACCATAATTCCTGAATCTGCAATCGCCTTAATTCGTTCGACCATTGCCCCCTCAACCTTAACACAATCCATACCCGCCCTAACAAACCTTCCAGCGTTGTAAACTGCTTCCTCGTTTGATACTTGATACGACATATATGGCATATCACCAATAAGGAACGCATTTTTTGCACCCTTAGCCACAGCCTCACAGTGCCTTATCATATCATCCATAGTCACAGGAATTGTAGTCTTATATCCCAGCGTTGTCATTCCCAGGGAATCACCAACCAAAATCGTGTCAACTCCTGCACCATCTGCAATTCTTGCTTGTGGGTAGTCATAGGCAGTAGTCATTACTGTTTTAGTACCCTCTCTCTTGTGCTTCCTCAATCTTAAAATCGTGACCTTGTTTTTGTCGTCTGCAGCCATTGATTAATCTCCTAGTAGTTTTCTTTTTAGTTTAATTTTTGAAGTGTCTTCGATATTATTCCTAGCGCGAATGCCAAACTTGGTTTCTACCAACTTCAAATAGTCAGGATTAGTGTGGTATTTCATCCAAGCCATATCGCGAAACTCTAGTATCTCTTTTGCAGAAAGATTCTCATTTGGAATGTTCTTAGTCTCATAAGAGTGCTGACTATATCCTTCGTACTTATCAGGAAGATCCCAACCTTCTCGTTTGGCTTGTACGTGTAATGGACTACCTGGGTAAGCCATAGCACAATACATATTCGACATCTCAGCGAGATTTTCCATTGCAAAGTCTAAAGTTTCGTTCATTGATTCCTTTGTATCCATTGGTAAGCCAAAAATATAATTCGCACCAATATTGATACCGGTCTGTCTCATCGTATTCATTATATCATAAATTTTTACTTCTTTGAAACCATCTTTATGAATTTCTTGTCTTAAAGTTTGATTTGGGTTTTCAATTCCAAGACCTAACCAGTTGACACCAGCTTTCTTTAATGTATCCAAATACTTTGGCTTGCAGGTATCAATTCTTGCATAAGCCCAAATATTGAAATCATACCCTCTCTCAATAATAAGATTACAGATTTTCATAAAATGATTGGGGTTTAAAACAAAAAGCTCATCTGCTATCTTGACATTTTTCACACCATTTAGCGCAAAGTGTTCAAATTGCTTTATGATAAATTCTGGGTTCCAATATCTAAACTTATTGCTGTCTGCGCTGGTGACATCGCTCCCCTGTTTTGTCCTATTAATAATATTAATCATACAGAAAGAACACCTATAGGGACAACCCAAACTAGTATATAAGGCAGCAAATGGAGAGTTGTCTGCATTATTTGACCACGAATGCCACCCTGCTGTTCTATACTTTGAAAAGTCAGGTAACAAATCCCAAGCCATTCCTGGTAAATCTTGTTCCAGCATTGATCTAGGAACAATCATCTCTGGTGCGTTTAGAACCGAATTGCCATCTCCATCCTTAAAACCCAGACCCTTTACTTTTTTTAAATTCTCATCAGCAAGAGTGCTCAAGGATAGAAGATTACTTATCGTATACACGCCTTCATTTTGACATATCATATCAACAGAGGGCTCTGCCAACGTCTCTAATGGAAGAGCAGCAACGTGTGCTCCAACAAATAACACTTTAATGTTTGGATTAAACTGCTTAAGGTAATTTGCAGTTTCGACTGCACCTGACATATTTTGACTGGACGCACTTGGTTGTTGTCCGTAGATAACAAAACAAACAATTCGAGCATCGCAATCTTTAATAATCTTAGCAGAGTCTTTTGTAGACAGCCGTTCAGCCTCACAATCTAATATTTGAACACCATAACCTTTATTTCGACAATGGTTTGCAAGCATTGCCGCCCAAATAGGTGGCTCAATCGCTGAATGTTCTTTACTAAGATCTTGGTAAATTTTTTGAGAACCGTTTGGATGTACAAACAGCGCATCTAAGGGTCTATTTTTCATAACAATTCCTTTTAATAGTTGGCATACCAGGGAGACTCAATAATGCTATAAGCCTTAATTAATTGCTGGATTCCAACGTCTAAATCGAATTCACACTTATAACCCCTTTCGTAGATTTTCTGACTACTGACAATGTAGTCTCTTTTATCTAGGTCTTTTGTAAATTCTGCTTTCATAATTTCCAGTGGTAAGTGCTCAGAGATTTTTTGTGCCAACTGCAACTTGTTCATATTGAGAGAGTCGTTTCCAACATTATAGGTCTCATTCTTACACTTGTCCCAGTTGTCAATAACAAATTTAAATGCAGTGCAAACGTCGTGAATGTGTACATAGTTCCTCATAAATTCACACTCATATAAGACTAAAATCTTTTCTCGCAATGTCTTTAAAACAAAATTATTAACCAACAAGTCAGTTCTCATCCTAGACGATGGTCCAAAAACAGTCGCCAATCTAAACGTTACACAATTTTCTTTCTCTCTATATGCTGTCTCTGCATCAACCTTAGTTACTCCATACAGAGAGATTGGATTAAGAGGTGATTCTTCCGTGCAGACTCCATCAGCACCAGTCCCGTAGCCAGAATTTGTGCAGGGATAAATTATACGCTGATCTTGTGATTTGTTATCAGCAATCCATTGATTGATTTCATAATTAATTTCTTTTGCATCTCTAGGATTATCCCGACACAATGGAAAACCCACTAAAGCTGCCAGGGGTAAAACAATATCTGCCTTTTTAAGATACTGAGATAATAGATCTCGATTACGAACATCTGCCTTTACAAAACTAAAGTTTTCGTGATTTGTATATCTTAACAAAGATGACGGGTCATACATTAAGTTATCATACACGACAACCTCGTGACCGTCATTCAAAAGATATTGGGTTAGTTCACTACCAATATATCCTGCACCACCGGTTATTAAAATATTCATATATTTATCCTTTAATAGTTTATCTAGGGTCTTTCCAGTTGCCGTAATATCTTTCTAAAAACTTAATTGGATCGTTTATACAATTAAACTCATATCCTGCAAATTTTTCTTTCTTAAGAGGAAAAAGCTCATCTCTTGCTAAGTCATAACATCTACGATGACCTTGATAAATTATATCCTCTCCTGGTATATCTTCGTACTCGTATAGGTCGATTAAAAATCCATTTTTATCTATGGAATACAGGTTGTTGAATTCATTTCTTATAACCTCATATCCATATGAGCCGTGCAGTTTATCAAGTGTGGAGATAAGATTTACTTCATCTTTTTTGAGATAACCAAAATCCAAATCATCGTCGTGAGGTATTAACCCTCCATCCCTAATCAACCCCAATAGTGTTCCAAACATTGGCCAAATTTGCACTTGTGCAGACATAATTTCATAAAATTCTATCATTATTCCAAATGCAACCTGCCTGTTGGCTTCATTCATAAAATTTCTATGTGTTCTATTTCTATAAGTGCTTCCAACAATCTTAAGAGCACCAACCATATCACAACCCTCATAGAGTAGATGCCTACAAATTGACTTTGTTTTCCACTCAAATATACCCTCATATGGTTGTTCGTTTTTTTTCTTTTCTACCACGCCAATTTTCCTGTTAACATATCCTTCAACATAACCCAATCACAGGCTTTTGCCCATAGGGGGTTTTTAAACGCTGCCGGGGTGTTCTTTTCAAAGAAATAATGACCCGACCACGCGAAAGGATAAACTACAAATGGGATTAGAGGTATGAGATACCAATACCAATTGGACAACACAAAGTAAGTGAACATAATTGTAGTTAACTGTCCTAAGACGTGCAATCTTCGACACCACTTATTTTGGTGTAGAGTTAAGTAATGCTGATAATATTCTTTAAACGTCATTCCAACTAATCTCCCAATCTTTAAATTCTGCCGCCAAGCAGTCAATCTTATAATCTTTTCTACCACCCATAATCTCTTGAATTATGTTTTTTGCAGTGTTTCTAATTCCATTTAGACCGTGAGTTAATTCAAGATCATTGCCATCTTTAATACCTTTGCGGTAATTTGACTCGTTGTGCCAAATATGTAAATTCATTTGAGATAATACCACAATAGCTCTAATTGTTTCAGCAGTAATCTCTTCTTTATTTTCGTTTAGGCACAATTGAATATCGTGAACAATGTTTTTTATTTCCTCTGCATATTCTTCTTTGTGTTCCGCAATAAAAACTTCTTTTAGCTGCACGATAGATAGCCGATCAATCAACTCCGATAACGTTGGTAGATACTTTCTTTTTTCCACATCAAACTCCCTTTAAAAAAGTTAACTTAAGATATCAATGAGTATATCATTATCAACCGGTTTTGTTACATTATAAATTTTGTCATACTTCAAAGACTCTTCACGAACCAAGTCCCAATCAACATCTGTTAATTCAACAGGAGAGTAATCATAATATCCAGATAAATCAAAATTAAAATAATTACATACTCTTGGCAGAAGATATCCCAATGCCTTCCCGTGTGGAACTCCATAAATCCCTGTTAGGGGATAGGATATGGCGTGTAAAATAGTAGTTGGACAAATTTGAATAGCTTTGCCGCCTAAGTTTCCCGCTTCTATTAATTGTGAATTAGTATATTCACCTTTAAGAATCGACAAAGCTTGGTGTGCATATTGTTCACTCTCTTTAGTACGATTCTTTGACCACAAACCATCTAAACAATGACTTATAACATCGTAAGTGGTGTATTCTTTTACTTTTTCTGGTAACTCGTCAACGAAACGTTGCTCAATTCTAACCTCTTTTGGGGTTGTCCTATAAATAGACATTTTTTTATCACCGTCCCAACAAACAGAGTGGGACGTTGCAGAAGATCCAGCCGCAGTTGTTGGATAACAAATAATTCCATCCTTAGCGAGTATCTTTGCAGTATCAATCACAGCACCACCACCAATCGCTACAACATTATCCTCTGTCCCTTCTAATTGTAAAAGCTCCTTTTTTGGTGAGGCAGATACCATAAAAACCCGCTCGTATTCAGGCAGGTATTTTCTAGTTGATTTTGAGCAGACTAGTAGTGTCTCTTTCATAATTTTAAATTTATTAACTGTCAACACCAGGAATTAAATTAATCACTTCCTTAATTGATAGGCAGGCTTCATTACATTCGTATGATCGACCATTTTTTAAAATTGTTTTTGTAACTCCCATCATAGCAGGATAAGCGCTTCTCAAAAGGTGATTGGCGTAAATAACAACATTTACCCCTAAAGAAGCAAGCTCTTCTTCTGTTATTGTGTTGTATGTTGTAGGCACCACAACAAGTGGAGTCTTTTGGTCTAAGGTTCTAAATTCCTTAACAAAATTTATAATTTCATCAGGATTCTTATCTTTGCTGTGAATCATAATAGCGTCTGCACCGGACTTAATATAAGCCATTGAACGATCAATAGCATCCTCCTGACCTTTTTTTAAAATTAGGCTTTCCACCCTGGCAATGATCATAAAATCATCAGTGACTTGTGAGTTCTTACCAGAAGTAATCTTATAGCAGAAGTTCTCAATAGAGTCTTGAAATTGTGCTTTATCGGTTCCAAATAGTGAGTTTCTTTTACTACCTATTTTATCTTCTATTATAACAGCTGACACGCCCAGTCTTTCCAGGCTCCTAACCATAAATTTAAAATGTTCTATTAATCCACCATTATCAGCATCGACAATCATTGGCTTCGTAGTAACATCAAATATTTCATTTAAAGTTTGATTTACAGTTGTCACGTCCACGTATTGAATATCCGGTTTTCCTTTTGACGCTGAGTGTGTTAGACTGCTTAACCACATTGCATCGAATTGTTGATTTTTGTATTTAGTTTTTTCAACAATCAAACCAGTCAATCCATTGTGGGCCTCTAGAACTCTCACCATTGGTTTAACCGCCAGAAGCCTTCTAAGAAGTTTTCTTCGAGTTTCCGGCGTCACCCCATTCTTTTTTGCATCTTCAATAAGAACAGTGCTTGATATCCCCTTTGTATAACTTGGTTCAACTAATTCCCCACCCCATTCTGTTATAATATCAAGGATTTGTTGCCGCATCTTGCTTTGAACATTGTTTTTCCAATCATCACCGTGGACAACATAATCAGGCTTGAGTTCTCTTAAAACAGAATCAAAATTATCTAAACCTTGAGAAACAATCCTGTCTACTCCTTTTAAATTTTCTACTACTATCTTTCTTTTTTCAAAGTCCATCAATGGAACCCTCTTATAGCTGGCTATAAGAGCATCATCGAACAATCCTATTACAACGTCGCCAAGTTCTCGGGCAACACCAATAATATTTAAATGTCCGTGATGAATTACATCAGCAGACATTGGCACATATACTATCTTTCTTTCTTTTTTAATAGTCATACCAGGGCTCCAAATCATTTATTACCCTATTGGGTTCAATTAAGTTTGATAATTCTTTTTGTGATTGAAAATTAAGAGATGTTGAAATACCCACCAAAAACATACGCCCAATTGTGTTTTTTTGATTACCGAAAGCAAATTTAACAAATGGTTTTAGATAAGCAGAATCACCAGGGTTGATTGTTTTGTCATAAATCACGCCTTCATATTCCCACTTTAAATCTACTGGCGAGTTTCCAAAATTTATCATATATGTGTGTAGTGATCTCTCAATCGGTAACTCTAGATCAACATCTCCAGCTAAAACATCTACAATTGAACTTCTTAAAAAAGGCATCTTGGATGTTTGCGCTAGTGTGTGTATGTTGTATAGCCACCTACCTTGAGCATAAAAATTATGTGGCTTATTATCTAAACAGCGCTTTATTACACATTCTTCTCCTTTATACTCTGGCACGCATATATCACTCACTTCAATATCTAACACATTCGCTATGTCTCGATATTCTTTTATTGTTATGTCTCTATCAGTTTCAAAAATATCTTTAATATTTGTGCTCATACCTTCGCCATTCAAAAGCTGTTGCATACTCTGAACTGTGACCATAGCATTGTCCATAAACTGCCTGATAAGTTGTCTAGATGCCTTGTTTGGTTCTTTGTGATTTAGAATTAACTTATTTAAGGTGCCTTGTCCCAAAGAGTATAATTCTCTTTGTGATCTGTATACCCCGCTTCCCAAAGTGCAGGCCACAATATATGTAAGCTCGTCTTTATCTCTACTAGCGAAGCTATGCTTCATATAGGGAGTGATATAATTTGAATCACCAGTGTTCATCTCACAACACTGTATCTCTCCATTGGTATCCTCATAATAAAAATTTACAGGCCCCACAAATAAAGTAACCTGATGCATAAAGTGCCCATTGTTCAACACCACATCAGGATTGTTGGGATTGGAGTCATCAACATTTCGTAGAACCTCTATCCATTCAGGCTTAAATAATGCCAATCGGGACATCGCCGTATCCCTGTATTCATAATATGGAGTTAATTGACCTTCTTTATTTTTTCTATCAAAAACGCGCCTAGATTCCATTGACTCCACAGAAGTCACAAATTTTGCACCATTTACCGTATCATCTTTCAACAAATGTAATTGCAAATGATCTATGGGATAAACCTGTCCCATCTTATTAATAAGTTCATAAGCTTGTTCTTCGGTAGCAAGACCATTTATTATAGAATTTATTTGCTCTTCGGGAATATCGAGTTCCACCGAAGCTGCTGCTGGGTTTCTTTTTAAATCATTCAACTCACATAGGATCCTACTACCCAGCATTTTTAGATATTTTTGTTGTTCTTTATTCACTAGGTACCTAAGAATTGTTGGAAATACTGCCTATATTTTTGATAATTGTGCCCAAACAGGTGTGCATATTTAAAAAATATCCCTGCTTCTTCTTTTCTTTGTTCTAAGTTGTCTTTTTGTTGAGAACGACCGCCTTCGAGGCAGAGACCTACGACTTCATTTACCTTCTTAAAGACAGAGCCAGAATCAACCGCTCGCAACCACATTTCCCAATCGTCAGCAAAATTACAGCCGTCTTGATCAAAGAAGCCATTATTTTCGTGTATTTTTCTTCTCCACAGGGGAACAATACCGGGAAGACACTTTATCATATTTTCTTTGGAAAATTCAAAACTTGAGTGTTCCGCTAGTCTTTTTGATTTTGTTTCATCAAACCTCTCATTCTCCACATCTGTTAATAAACTATCTCCATATACTAAATCAATATTGTTATTGTCTTTTAATTCACCATACAAGACCTCAAGACAGTCGTGTCTTCTTCTATCATCAAGGAAAGCCCAAGATATTAAATCAGCAGAGCTTTTCTTAATTGCAAGATTAAAGCCAACAGTTGGTCTTAATCTCTCATCGTATCTATAATATTTTATATTGCTGTACTTGGATGAGTACTTTTCAATTATTTCTTTTTCTCTACCAGGGGATCCGGTATCAACTAATACCACCTCACATTTATCAAAAATTGTTTGTTCTACTAAGTCTTGCAAATACCCCTCAAGGAACTTTTCACCCTTGTAAAAGGTACCAATTATCGATATTAGTGGTTTTTCTTTCTTTACTTTAGGGGCGTCAATAATTAATTCTACCAGAGAGGTTATCTCCTCTCTTTTTTTCACCATATACTCAATCAATTCTTCACCTTTCATCTTAAACCAGGGTTCTGAACTGGCCCCAACTAAAGAATTAGTTATGACGGACACACCCATCATTCGTGCCTCAACTACGACCCTTGATAGGGTTTCTGGTGTTTTAGGAAGAAATACTAGCCTCCTATTTTTGCTCAACTTTTCTAAAAAAGAAAAATAATCACCATCCTGTATCAATTCATATTCAAGCTTCTTTGACTCGCAATATTGCACTGCACCTGATGTGTTCTTATGACCAGTACTTGACTTCATTATGGAACACTTATCATCCTTATCACCACTCGATAATTCAGCTAAGTGAGATAGTGTTTCAATAGACCACAAATTACCGCCAACACTTTCTATATTATCTAAATCCAGATTAAGAGTCATAATCTCTTTATGAAACTTAGATTGGCAAAGCACCTTCTTGGCATTCTTATAAAAAGAATAATTGATAATATCTCTAATTGGAGCCTTAAAGTTTCTATAATTTGCAGGGTTCCTAGATTTTAAATATTTGTGATCGTGTTCATAAATAATATATTCTAGGTTTGTTAACTTCCTCTTACACACATATGGCAGATTAATAAAATTACCAACAATAAAAAAACAATCACTGTGGTCGTCGAGAAAGTTCTCAGTTACCAAATGTGATTGTATTTTTTTAACGTCGTGGTTTTTAGCAGTGAGTATGTTGATTAATTCGTTATCGCTTAATTCACCGCCTCCTACAATATGCTCTAAAAAGAAATCACAAATAAAGATTATTTTATTCATACTCTTGAACAATTTGATCTATTTCAGAAAGCCAATCACTAGTATCCACTTGGTCAGTGTAAAGCTTCATCACATCGTTAAGTTTTTGATATTGCTGTTCAGCAGTGAAGTTTTTCCTAACCCACTTATTTAGTTTTTTTGCTTGTGATTTAAATCGATTGTAATCCTTGTACATTTCTCGAAGTTTCATTTTATACGAGCCCTGTTCTGCACAACACCACATAGAGTCGGCCTGTAAGACCCCATCCCATACAGCGGCTGGAGGTACTCTCTCCATTGTGTGTTTTACTTTTGCAAAGTGAGCCTTCATCTTTTCCTTGCCAGTTTTTTTATCTTTCACAGGTGCATATAAAAAGTCAATATGCCCACTCCAATTAGGAGCGATAACAGGAAGCTCATTATAAACAGCTTCAAAAATAGGTAATCCAAAACCCTCTCCGTGTGTTAGTGTTACAAGTGATTTAATTTTTGGATTTTGGTACACTGATGTCATTTGTTCATCAGTTAAAGACCCGTGAAGCAAATAAACTTTGCACTTTCTATCAGGGTATTCATTCAAAATTTGTTTAACAATTAGGCTAGTATGTAATCGATCTGGGATTGAGTTGTTAATTGTAGTAATTTTAGCCACCAACCCAACCTTTTGATCAAAAAACTCCTCAACAAACCACTTAATTGTATCACCCATATTCTTTCTAGGGGATACTTGAGCTACACATAGAAAATTAAAATCATATTCTAAATCTAATTCAACATTATCCGGTTCATAATCTTTTACTGGGTAATGTACAATATCAATTGGTGTCTTGCATCGAAAATCATTAATAATTTCACCAGTTTGATTATTTTTAGCTTGATAAACTGTCTCTAGAAAAGAGTCTTTCGAGTGTTCTGAAATTGTAACAATGTGGTTAACAACTCCAGATTTTTCAATCCACTGTGGGGATACTCTATTGGTTTCAATTCCAGCAGTAACACCAATATTATAGGGCGCTAGTCTTTCCCATTCATTTGGAATTGTGACTTGGAGTGAAATGTCAAATTGCCCACCCTGATTAATGTACGCAACAGACTTGTTGATAATATTATCAAACCACTCTCTTTCTTCATTTTGCTCCCAAATCCAACCAGTTTTTCCCCAATTGGTATTGTGGAGATAAATATCATATATGTCTTCCCTACTTCTTAAAGCTCTAAGAGTGAAACGTGTGTGTTCACCATAACCAGAGCGACTCAAAGCAGGACCACGAACTAAAACTTTTATTTTCATCTATAACTCCAATAATTCCCAAGATTTA